TGATGAAGTAAAAAACATTCATGAGATAAATCAATCTCTTGTTAAATCTGTTGTTGATGATCATTGGTTGATTGATACTACTGAAAAATGGTGTCGTGATCGTGCTATATACTTAGCACTCATGGAATCAATTCAGTTAGCAGATGGAAAAGATGACAAGAAAGGAAGGGATGCTATTCCTAGCATTTTGTCTGACGCTTTGGCTGTTTCTTTCGATAATAATATAGGACACGATTACTTACTAAACTACGAAGATAGGTATGATTTCTACCACAAGAAAGAAGAAAAAATTCCATTTGATTTGGAGTATTTTAACAAAATTACGAAAGGTGGTTTACCTAATAAGACTCTTAATATCGCACTTGCTGGTACGGGTGTCGGGAAGTCTTTATTCATGTGCCATTTTGCTAGCTCCGTGC